AGGGGTGAATACAGGTACGATCACAAAAGATGCTCGTATAGGTATTTTATCTAAAACAGGTTCGGATGCAAAGAAAATGTTTACGGACAAGATTGTTCCTATCTCAAATAACTATCCTTTCTTTTTCAAACCTATCCAGGATGGTATGGATAAACCTAAAACGGAATTAGCGTATAGGGTTCCAGCATCTAAGATTACCAAAAAAAATATGTACCTAACTGAAGAGCAGGAGCTTGAAGGATTAGATACCACGATTGACTGGAAGAATACTTCAGATAACTCCTATGATGGAGAAAAATTACAGCTACTACTACACGATGAGAGTGGTAAATGGGAGAAGCCTGAGAACATATTAAATAACTGGCGTGTTACAAAGACATGTCTACGTTTAGGTAGTAGAGTTATTGGTAAGTGTATGATGGGATCAACATCAAATGCTTTAGATAAAGGTGGTAGCAACTTCAAGAAATTATATAACGATTCTAACTGTACTGTTCGTAATTCAAATGGCCAGACAAAAAGCGGACTGTATAGTTTGTTTATTCCTATGGAGTGGAATATGGAGGGGTTTATAGATCGCTTTGGAATGCCTGTTCTTAGAACACCTGATAAACCGGTGATAGGAATTGACAATGAGCCTATTGTTCAGGGAGCTATAAATTATTGGGAGAATGAAGTAGATTCTTTAAAACAAGATCCAGATGCCTTAAACGAATTTTATAGACAGTTTCCTAGAAGTGAGTCTCATGCTTTTAGAGATGAAAGTAAGCAGTCTATATTTAATCTTACTAAAATATATCAGCAAATTGACTACAACGATTCTTTAATTACCGATAGATATGTAACCCAGGGGTCATTTTCTTGGGAGAATGGAATTAAAGATACTAAGGTAATATGGACGCCTAATAAAAGAGGAAGATTTTTTGTAACTTGGTTACCTGAAAGAGCATTGCAAAATAATGTTATAACGAAAAACGGAAAGAAGTACCCTGGCAATGAACATGTTGGGACTTTTGGATGTGATTCGTATGATATTTCTGGTGTAGTTGTTGGTAAAGGATCTAACGGTTCTTTACATGGATTGACGAAATTCAATATGGATAACGCACCTAGTAATGAGTTTTTCTTAGAATATATCGCTCGCCCTCAAACGGCAGAGATATTTTTTGAAGAAGTTTTAATGGCTATAGTATTTTATGGAATGCCTATTTTATGTGAAAATAATAAACCAAGGCTATTGTATCATTTAAAAAACAGAGGCTATAGAGGGTACAGTATAAATAGACCGGATAAGACTTTTAATAAATTATCAAAAACGGAAAGAGAATTAGGTGGGATTCCAAATTCAAGTGAGGATGTAAAACAATCTCATGCTTCTGCGATTGAATCATATATAGAAAAACATGTTGGGTTAGATATGGAGGGATCTTATAGAGATCAAGATGATATGGGAGTAATGCATTTTCATAGGACTCTAGAGGATTGGGCGAAATTTGATATAAACAATAGAACCAAGTTCGATGCGTCTATAAGTACTGGGTTAGCTATAATGGCTAATCAAAAACACCTATATACCCCGACTAAAGAAAAATCGAAAATAAGCATTAACTTTGCTAGATATAATAATACAGATTCTGTTAGCCAATTACTTAGATAAATGAAAGATGTAAAAATACAAGTTAACTCTGCTGCTTTTCCCGATCAATTCGCGTCAGATAAAGTTAAAGACACAATAGAGTTTGGATTACAGGTTGGGCAGGCAATACAATATGAATGGTTTCGTAAGGATAGCGGGTCGTGTAGGTTTTATAATCAATGGGCCGACTTCAATCGATTAAGGCTATATGCAAGGGGTGAACAGTCTATTGCTAAGTATAAGGACGAAATATCAATTAATGGTGACTTAAGTCATTTAAATTTGGATTGGACCCCAGTTCCTATTATCCCAAAGTTTGTGGATATCGTAGTGAACGGAATGTCTGATAGACTTTTTAAAATTAAAGCGTATGCGCAAGATGCAATGTCTGCTGAAAAAAGAAATACGTTTCAAGATATGGTACAGGCTGATATGGTTGCTGCACCGCTGTTACAACAACTTGAAAAGGATTTTGGTATTCCTGTCTTCAGTGTAAAAGAAGAGGAACTTCCAGGAAACGATGAAGAGTTAGAGTTATACATGCAAATGAAATTCAAGCCAGCAATTGAGATCGCTGAAGAAGTAGCGATTAATACTTTGTTGGATGAAAACCATTATGCAGATACAAGAAAAAGAGTTGACTATGATCAGACGGTTCTGGGAATAGGAATGTGTAAACACATGTTTCTACAAGGAACTGGGGTTCAGGTTGAATATGTGGATCCAGCTAATGTGGTATACAGTTATACTGAAGACCCATATTTTAAAGATAATTTTTATTGGGGAGAGATTAAAACTGTGCCAATTGGAGAGTTGATTAAAATTGATCCTTCATTAACAAATGCAGATCTACTTGAGGTTTCTAAGTACAGTCAAGACTGGGCGCAATACTATGATGGAGCGCAAGCTTACAATGATAGTATGTTTAGTAGAGACACTGCAACATTGCTATACTTCAACTATAAATCTACACATTCTTTTGTTTATAAGAAAAAAGAAATGGCTGACGGAACTTTTAAGACCGTTGAGAAAGATGATGAGTTTAATCCAACAGCAGAAATGCAAGAGGAGGCGAAGTTTAAAAGAGTAGAAAAAAGAATAGATGTATGGTATGATGGTATAATGGTGATGGGTACTAATATTGTTCTTCAATGGAAATTGAGTGAGAATATGGTTCGTCCAAAGTCCGCTAATCAGTATGCTAGACCAAATTATATTGCGTGCGCTCCACGAATGTACAAAGGAGCAGTAGAGTCTTTAGTTCGTAGAATGATCCCATTCGCGGATTTAATTCAAATGACTCACTTAAAAATTCAACAAGTAGTTTCACGTTTAGTTCCAGATGGTGTCTTTATTGATGCTGATGGGCTTAATGAAGTGGATCTAGGTACTGGTGCTGCATATACTCCGGAAGACGCATTACGTTTGTATTTTCAAACAGGTAGTGTTGTTGGTCGTAGCTATACGCAAGACGGTGAGTACAATAATGCAAAGGTTCCTATTACCCAGTTAACTGCAAGTAGTGGAGCTAATAAAATGCAAATGCTAATTGGTAACTATAATCATTATTTAGATATGATTAGATCGGTTACTGGATTAAATGAAGCGCGTGATGGTAGTATGCCAGATCCTAATTCATTAGTTGGTATTAATAAGTTAGCTGCTTTAAATTCAAATACAGCAACAAGACATATTTTGCAAGCAAGCTTATATATGACACGAAGTTTAGCGGAATGTTTATCAATTAGAATGGCTGACATACTAGAGTATGCAGACTTCAAAGATGAATTTGCGATGCAGATTGGTAAATATAATCTTCAAATTATTGAGGACATAAAAGATCTATATCTATATGATTTCGGGATCTTTATTGAAATGTCTCCTGATGAGGAAGAAAAAGCAATGCTTGAGCAGAATATTCAAATGGCTTTATCTCAGCAAAATATAAGTTTAGAAGACGCTATAGATATTCGAGAAATCAATAATCTAAAAATGGCTAACCAGTTACTAAAACTTAAGCGTAAGCAGAAAGAAGAAAAAGAGCAGGCGCAGCAAATGCAAGCTCAAGAGATGCAAGCGCAACAGCAAATGCAAGCTCAAGAGGCAGCAGCAATGCAGCAAATGCAAATAACACAAGCGACATCCGCAGCTAAGATGGAGACTATGACGGCTCAAAGCCAGATGGAAATTCAGAAAATGCAAATGGAGGCTCAGTTGAAAACTAAGTTAATGGAAGTGGAGTTTAACTATCAAATGCAATTACAAGGAGTAACGGAAAGTCAATTGGACACTAGAGAACAGAACCGAGAAGAGGAGAAAAATAACAGGTTAAATAAACAGTCTTCTAATCAATCAAGAATGATTGAGCAGAGAAAACGTAATTTACCTTCTATTTCTTTTGAGTCTAATGAGGATAGTTTAGATGGTTTTGATCTATCTGAATTTAACCCAAGATAATTAAATTAAATAGTATTAACTTTATAAAAATTAAATCAAATGGAATTTCAAGTAAAAGAAGTAACTAAAGAAGAGAAGTCTCGAGTGGAAGTTGAAACAGAAATGTTAAAAAAACATGAAGAGAAGTTTGCGGATCCATCACCTAAAGAAGATGGTGTAGATCGCGTAGATCTTAGAAACGGATTAGATACATTAACTGATGGAAACGAAGGAAACGAAGGAGAGGAAATAAGTGGATTGGTAAAGGAAGTTGAAGAACTTGCAGAAGAACCACAGGAATTAAAGGAAGATGACATTCTTTCTTATATAAAGAATAGGTATGATAAAGATATAAATTCTATTGATGAATTGTTTGCGGAAAAAGAGGCAAACGTTGAGTTACCAGAAGACGTATCTGCATATTTAAAGTATAAACAAGATACCGGGCGTGGAATCAGTGACTTTTACAATTTGCAAAAGGATATTGAGGGAATGGACGATGATGTTGTACTTGCTAACTATTACGCGTCAACCGAAGATGGGTTGGACGAAATAGACATTCAAGATCTAATTGAGGATAAGTTTAGTTTCGATGAGGAATTAGATGAACCGAGAGAGATTAAGAAAGTTCAGTTAGCGAAAAAACGCGAACTCGCTAAGGCGAAGAAGTTTTTAAATGACGAGAAAGATAAGTACAACATTCCTCTTGAGTCAAGTGGGGGTGCATTATCCGAAGATCAGGAAAAAAGCCTTGATGCTTATAAGAGTTACATAGAGGAATCTAAAAGCGTAGAAGAACAAAACAGGAAGAAGCAAGAGTTTTTTGTAGACAAAACAAACAGTGTGTTTAACAGTGATTTCAAAGGTTTTGATTTCAATGTGTCTGATAACAAATTCACCTTTAAACCTGGTACTGCGGAAGAGTTGAAAAACGTTCAATCAAATGTTGGCAATTTTATTGGTAAATATTTGGATAAAGATGGTTTAATAACAGACGCGGTAGGTTATCACAAGGCATTGTCAGTGGCAATGAATCCTGATAAATTTGCTCAATATTTCTATGACCAAGGTGTAGCTAATACTGTAGATGATGTTTCTAGAAAGTCTAAGAACATTAATATGGATGTTAGATCAGCTTCTCAATCTGTTTCAAAAGACGGAATGAAGATACGCCCTGTAAGTAGTAATGATAGACACGAAAATGGTAGAGGACTCAAAATTAGAAGTAGTAAAAAAAATTAATTTAAAACATTCAAAATGGCAGTAAATTTAACACCAGGATTTGACTTGCAGCCAAGTGCGCAACAAACTCCATTATCAACAAACTATATCACTAACTTTGATTTTTTGAATCAGTATCTTCCTGATACTTACGAAAAAGAATTTGAACGTTATGGAAATAGATCAGTAGCATCATTCTTAAGAATGGTTGGTGCTGAAATGCCTTCTAACTCTGACCTTATCAAATGGGCTGAGCAAGGAAGGTTACACACTAAATACCAATCTTGTACTTCTGCATCAGCAGCAGCAGCAGTTGACGGTATTTGGACAATTCCAGGGATTGGAGTAGCTCCAGGAGTAGGAGCAAACAACCCTACTAACTTTAACCCGCAACTAAATGCCAATTCTGGTACTTTAGCTACGCTTAGAGTAGGACAGACTGTAATGATTTCTGACAACACGCCAGGATCTACATTGCAAAATAAAGCGATTATCAAAACAGCTCCGACGCCAGCTGCGCCAGGGACTTTTACGGTAGCGTATTATGATGCAGGTGGACAAGCGGTAGTAGCAAATACAAGTTGTGATATCTTTATCTATGGTTCTGAGTTCGCAAAAGGAACTAACGGAATGGTAGGTTCTAATGAGTCTGATGACTTTATCTTCGACAACAAGCCAATTATTATCAAGGACAAATATTCTGTTTCTGGTTCTGACATGGCTCAAATTGGATGGATTGAAGTTACAGGTGAAAACGGTGCAACTGGATACCTATGGTATTTGAAATCTGAACACGATACAAGACTTCGTTTTGAAGATTACTTAGAAACAGCTATGGTGGAAGCAGTTCCAGCAGCAGCAGCTTCTGGTGCAGCAGATTTCTTACAAGGTGTAGGAGTTGGTGCAGGTGCAGCAAACCTTTCAGGTTCTGACGGTATCTTCCACGTAGTAGGAAATAGAGGAAATGTTTTCGGTGGTGGAAACCCAACAACTTTAGCTCAGTTTGATCAAGTGATTCAAAGACTTGATAAGCAAGGTGCTATTGAAGAAAACGTAATCTTTGTTAACAGACAATTCTCATTCGATATCGACGATATGTTAGCTGCTCAAAACTCTTATGGAGCGGGTGGAACATCTTATGGTCTTTTTGACAATGATAAGGATATGGCGTTGAACTTAGGTTTCACAGGATTCCGTAGAGGTTATGATTTCTACAAGTCTGACTGGAAATACTTAAACGATCCTACAATGAGGGGTGGTCTTGAAGCTGGAAAAATCAACGGACTTTTAGTTCCTGCTGGTTCAACTACAGTTTACGATCAAATCTTAGGTAAGAACGCTAAGCGTCCTTTCTTACATGTTCGTTATAGAGCTTCAGAAACTGAAGACAGACGTTACAAAACTTGGATTACTGGTTCTGCTGGTGGTGCAAGAACTAACGATCTTGATGCAATGGAAGTTAACTTCCTTTCTGAAAGAGCTGTATGTACTTTAGGTGCAAACAACTTCTTCTTATTTCAAGATGCATAGACAGTAAATTACTAAGGAGGGGTGCTAACCCGCCCCTCTTTTTTTTATATAAATCAAATTAAATCATATTATAATGGCAAAACAAAAAGAAAAGTACGAGAACAAAGCTTATAGGCTTTCAGGTGAACAGCATCCACTTTCATATATGCTATCATCAAGACATTCACAAAGATCTCCTTTATTACATTTTGACGAAAACAAGGGTATTAATCGCCCACTTCGTTATGCAAGAAATCAGAAGTCTCCCTTCGAGGATGAGCAAGATGGAAATGCAATCCTAGAACCAATTGTGTTTGAGGATGGAATGTTGATCGTTGAAAAACAAAATCAAGCATTACAATCATTTTTACATTATCACCCTAGCAATGGGATGGTATTTGAAGAAATTAATAACTCTCGAGATGCAGCTATAGAGCTGGAATGGGTAGAGAAAGAATTAGAGGCTCAAATAGAGGCTAAAAGAATAACAACTGACGTAGACAGGTTAACTTCTGTATCTAGAGTTTTAATGGGTAATGGTGTGGATAACATGACTATTCCTGAATTAAAAAGAGATATTCTTTTGTACGCTAAAGCTAGGCCAGAGGATTTTATGAATACCATAAATGATCCTATGTTGGAGTTAATGGATACTATTCATCAGTTTATGATGGCAGGATTCTTAGCTTATAGAAACAACAATAAAGATGTGTACTATAACCTTGTCAACAACAAGAAGAAAATGCTTACAATTCCTTACGGAGAAGATCCGTATTACATTATAGGTTCTTTCTTGCAATCAGATGAAGGTTTAGAGGTGTACAAGCTTTTAAATAATAAGTTGAAAAACAGTAAGTAATTATATTTCCCTTAACTAAGAAAATAGCTGCCTGAAAATGGTGGCTTTTTTTTTGTATATTTGTTGACAGTAACTATCATATAGGTAGTTTTTTTACTAATTAAAATTTTTATAAAATGGCAAAATTTCTCCAAGTAGATACAGCATCTAATGGCAAATTAGTTATCCCTGCAACAGATGTTGTTTGGGTAAACACACCTGGTTCTCCATGGACGAGTACCGAGGTTTATTTAATGAATAACGGAACACTTGACGTGGTAACCGTTACCCATGCTGCGGATTCCGCTGCAATTGTAATGATCGCATACATTCAAGATAAACTTGTTGAAGCGGCTCAAGGTAAATGGTCTGAATCTTTTCTTAATATTACCGATGGTTCTCCATTAGTGATTTCTAACGTAACTATTTCTTAAAACCCAGAAACCATGACAAAATACTTCAATATTTATACGAACGGAGCAACCAAGGTGTTGCTTAACGCGAACAGAATCAAAGCTATCAACCAAACAAGCACTACTACAACAGTACTCTCTTATAATGGAGCTGCTGCTGCGGATGTGATTACTATTACTCATGCCGCAGATGCGTCAGCAGTAGCAGTTCAGAATTTCTTGGTTGGACATCTTCAAACATTAATGTCTTCTTCATATACAAACGCAGCACCGGTAGTTACTTTACCGTATGCATACGTAAGTGTGGCAGTGGCATAGAACGTTTTAAGAATAATTTATAAGAGGAGGTTTACAAAAAAAGTAAGCCTCTTTTTTTTTACTATCTTTGTAAAAAGAATAAATTATGCCTATTAACGATGTAAGAAATACAGTGTTGGCTATAGCTAATAAAAACAACTACGGATATATCTCTCCCGCTGATTTTAATCTATATGCAAAGCAAGCTCAAATGGATATGTTTGAGGATTATTTTTATCAATATAATAATCAATTAATAAAAGAAAATCTAAGACAATCAGGCTCTGGATATGCAGATATAGCAAAAGGTTTAGTGGAAGTAATTGATAGTTTTTCTGCTACACAAACCTTGATAAATAATGGGGTTAACTTATTCTCATTACCAAGCAATTACTATTTAATAAATAAAATTAATTATTACCCAACGGTAATTCTATCTGGAACAACCACAGCAGCAGGGACAAATACTCTGACAGACGCTGCGGCAACGTTTACGAGCAATACAGCTATTTTAGGACAGTTAGTGTCATCGGTAACTTCTGGTAGCCTTACAGCGGGCCAAAGTGCTTATGTAATAGCTATTGTAAGTAACACAGAGTTAACTCTGAGTGACGATATATTTGGTGCAGCTGGAACAATAGGGAATACATACACTATAGTATCTAGCGTTGGTATAGTTGAGGTAGAAAGAGTGAATCAGAATAAGATCTTTTATTTAAATTCTTCTCCCCTTACTTCTCCATCTACAGGATATCCTGCTTACGTATTAGGAAGTGCAAATAATACTTCTTTAGGGAATACTGTAAATGTATACCCAGTAACACTAACAACTCCAGGGACAATCTTCGCACAATATGTTAGGTATCCTAATCCACCGCGTTGGACATACGCTCAATTACTTGGAGGAGAACCTTTATTTGATGCGACTCAAGCTGATTATCAGGATTTTGAATTACCATTATCAGATGAGCCAATTTTAATTGCTAAAATCTGTCAATATATAGGAGTAGAAATAAGAGAACAGGCCGTATATGATTTCGGAAAAGCAGCAATAGCAGAAGATAACCAATAACAATATTTATTATGGCTTATAAAACAGATTACGAATATTATCAAAACTCAGGGACTACACCAACTGATGCGAATTGGGGATCATATCAATTTCTTTCTTTGGCGGATATAGTTAACAATTTTATGTTAATGTATCAGGGAAACCATGATCTGATTAACAATATAGAACGATACCAGATTTTATTCCATGCAAAAAGAGGTATACAGGAGTTGAATTACGATGCTATGAAGGAGATTAAAATTCTTCAATTAGACATCACTAATCAATTGCGTTTTGTTTTACCTCCAGACTACGTGAATTGGGTTCGTATCTCTCAGTTTAGAGATGGTACATTATATCCTTTATCAGAAAATATACAAACCAACTGGTCCGCAGCTTACCTGCAAGACAATGACTCTAATGTGTTATTTGATCAAGACGGAAAAGCATTAAGACCACAGGACTCTGAATTAGATTTAAATCAGATGTCCGCAACAGCTAAAAGTATCTATCTAAACTCAAGCAGTCCTTATAATAATTCTGAAGGTTGGTGTGTAGATGGTAACTGGTATTTTGATTATGCTGTAGGCGCTCGTTTTGGGTTGAACACAGAAACTGCAAACTCAAATCCTACCTTCACAATCAATAAACAATCTGGTGTAATAAATTTTAGTAATATACTAGGATCTTCTTCAGTGGTTTTAGAATATGTATCAGACGGAATGGCTGGTGGTATCGATTCAGAAGTTCATCTTAATAAACTTTTTGAAGAGTACATTTATGCTTATGTAAAATACTCTATTTTAAATACTAGAGTTGGTATAACAGAATACGTTGTTAATAGAGCAAGAAAAGATAAGTCTTCTTTGTTAAGAAACGCAAAAATAAGGTTAAGTAATATACACCCTGGCAGACTCTTGATGAACATGAGAGGTCAGAATAAATGGATAAAATAATATGCCAATAGTTACAACAAATTTTATTTTAGGTAGAATGAATAAATCGGTGGATGAAAGACTTCTTCCTCCTGGTGAATACATTGATGCTTTAAATATTAGGTTAGGGGCTACAGAGTCTACAGAAATAGGCGCTGTTGAGAACTCTAAAGGGAATGATCGTTTAACGACCTTAGAATACGGAGGAAGTCCGCTATCACCAGCTACAAAATGTATTGGAGCGTATGAAGACGGAATGAGAGAGACTATTTACTGGTTTGTACATGATTCAGCAAATACAGTTGCTCCTGGAGGAAAGGTAGATTTAATTATCTCTTTTAATACTTCAGATCAAGTTCTTCAGTATCATGTAATTTCAACATCAGTTTTAAACTTTAACGATAAGTACCTAATCACTGGTGTAGATCTTGTAGACGGATCGTTGTTATTCTTTACGGATGATTTAAACCCGCCTAGGGTAATAAATGTTAGTAGAAATTATGCAGATCCTATAGCAAATGTAGATCAGATAAATGAAGAGGCTATAAGTGTTATTGTAAAGCCACCTGGTTTTGAAGACACTGTTGGGACTCATATTCCTTTAACAGTTCCTACAGTACAAATGGTAACTCTACCGGGAAATGAGAATTACATTAAAGAGAGATTTATATCTTTTGCTTATAGATATAGATATTTAGACAATCAATATAGTGCTACTTCTTTATTTACAAAACCTGCTTTTTCAGCAGATAAATTTAGTTTTGACACAAGGAATTATTTAAATACAGGAATGATTAATCGTTATAATGGAGCGATTATAGGGTTTAGTACAGGGAGTAGTTTGGTTAGTGAGATAGACTTACTATACAAAGACTCTACGTCTAATACTATTTTCGTTATAGAGCGGTTTAAAAAAGAGGATTACGGATGGGCTGATAATACCACTAAAAGTTATTCTTTTACTAATAGCAAAATTTACACTACAATAGGTGGTGATGAACTATTACGTCAATATGATAATGTACCTCGTGTAGCAAAAGCTCAAACAATCATGAGCAATAGATTGATTTATGGAAACTTCATAGATGGATATAATTTTAAAAGAACAGATTCTACTGGGTCTAATATTTCTTTAGACTATACAACTAGTTACAGCTCTATTCCTCTTGATTTTATTGCCGCACCAGATGGCTTGCCAGGGAATGGTATTTCATATACTCTCTCGGGAACCTCAGAGGCGATATCTAATTCTAAGATAACATTTGATTTTACTGATATTGCAGATAAATTAGTGCAAGGAGCAGTATTATCACTTGGTTTTGCTTTTGAAACTTCAAAAATAACAGGTACAACATCAACAGCTTGCTATATAGCTAATGAGAATTTTGAAAATGATACGTTTTCACTGAGTATTTCCATAACCTTAGACGCAAATTACTCTTCTGTGTATGATTTCTTAACCTCTACTTTATTTGAGGAGGCTATAGGAACAGGAACATTAGCTGATGCTAGGTTTATGCCTTTAGCTACAGCAGATACTGGGTCTTCTTTAACGGATTTATTTAATAATTTTTTAGTAACACCTGCTCTGTCTTGTGTTTTCACTAAATTCAATAGTAGTATTACAGATCCAACCTCGCAACAGGGATTTGCTTTAACTGGGGTGTCTCCAGGATCAAACACTTTTGAATTGCAAGTTATTGCTATGCAGTATCAATCTCCAGATGGAGGTGTTACTACAAATATTTTTGAATTTTTTAGATTTATTTCAGGAACAGTATTTTTCTCAAAAGACAATGATACAAGTAGCTTACATAGTAATAGAGATTATGAAACTGGTATAGTATACATGGATGATTACGGTAGAGCATCTACTGTTTTGGTTTCAGAATATAATACCATATACATAGAGCCAGCTGATTCAGTTAATATAAATTCAGTTCAAGTTCAAATAACGAGTACGGCTCCTTATTGGGCGAAGAAATATAAGTTTGTTCTTAAACCAAGTTTAGGTACTTACAATACTATTTTTAGTAACTTTTACTATATTCGACCAAGTGATAATATGGTCTTCTTTAAATTAGAAGGAGACAACGCTAATAAGGTTTCTAAAGGAGAAACATTAATTGTGAAAGCAGATGTTAGTGGTGCATTAACAAGAGTTGAAAAAGTAAACGTTTTAGATATAACTTCTGAGTCATCTGATTTCTTAAGACTTGCAGGAGAGCAGGGATTTGATGAAGACAGTAGCCAATTAGCAGGGTTATATATGAATGTTAAAAATCAAAATTTCAACATTTCTATCCCTAATGATTCGATAATAGAAATAGGAAGTCAAGAAACTGCAAGTAGTGCTTTTGGATGTACAACAAATAGATCTATTGGATATCCATGTTTCACCACTCAGTACGATTCTGCTGGTGTAATAACAGGAACAACTAATTATAGTATTCCTGGAGGATCTGTTATTAAGCTTTATATTAGAGCAAACAGAGCAAATGTAAAACTTGGCTGTGATCCTAAAGAGTGGTTATGGGAAGAAAGCTATGTAGCAAGTACAGATTATAATGACTTAAAAGCATGGTATGACGGAGATAATATAAATGTAGCAACTGCTAGCCCAGGAAATATAACAGGTATGGAGAATGATGGAGATCCTTCAGGGGATTACTATCCTTCGTACTATGCTCCAACAGTTCCAGGCGGAAATCCATATAACTATGCAGGGACTGTTCCTTGTAGAGTTTGGAGAATTGGTATTGGGTTTGCTCAGGCTGTTCCAGGAGACGTAACTTCTCCTTTATACTTCGGTGTAAACAGTGGTGTAAAAGGATGTGAGAGATTAGGTAGCAACAGGAAAGCCTCTATTGAAGTTGATCTTGTGATATTTAGAGCTAACACATTAATGGTTTTTGAAAGTGAGCCTTTAGATGCTAATCCAGATTTATATTACGACTCAAGTGAGATGTTTGATATAGACTCAAATGGATTCCATTTATCAGGGTCAAATACTGATCTTGGAGATCAGAACCAAACAGCTTCGCAAGATGCCGTTGTAAATTTAGATTTTGCAGATGTTTATTCTTTTGGAAATGGAGTAGAAAGCTATAAGATAAAAGATCAATTAGCAGCTAAAAGCTTCCAATTAGGAGAACGAACACTAGCTGTTTCTAACCAAGACTATAAAGAGGCGGATAGATTTGAAGGGTTAACTTATAGTGGTGTTTATAGTAGTAACTCAGGAACCAACAACTTAAATGAATTTAATTTAGGGTTGGTAAACTTTAAAGATCTAGAGACTTCTTATGGGCCTATTCAGAAATTACACTCAAGAAAAACTGATGTGCTTGTTTTACAAGAAGATAGAATATCTTATGTGTTATTGAGTAAAAATTTATTATCTGACTCTACAGGTGGAGGTGTTGTAACCTCTGTTCCGGAGATCTTAGGTACTCAAATAGCTCGTATTGAAGAGTATGGAATTAGCTTTAACCCAGAGAGTTTTATCTCTTATGGATATGATGTTTATTTCACTGACTCAAAAAGAGGAGCGGTACTTAAATTAACAGGTCAAAGTAGAGGTGGTCAAGGTGATCAGTTAACTGTTATTTCTGAATCTGGAATGAGATCTTGGTTTAGAGATGAGTTTTATGGTAATTTAAATAATCAGAAATTAGGGGCTTATGATCCTTACATGGATGAATATGTATTAGCAATGAATCAGATACCTGTTCCTATTCCAGCTCAAATTACTCCTTGTGGTTCACAGGTGAGTAAAAATAATTTAGCAAGTGGAGCAACTTTTGTTTCAACAGTAGATTATGGAAACGTAATAGGAGATGTTCCTGTAGGATATAATATAAGCTCTGGATCAATTACGATTAATGTTGTTTGGAATGGAGTTTCTGTAACAAGCGGAACCTTAACTGGTACTGGAAGTTACACATGGTCTAAAACACTGAACACCCCAACTAACGCAGTAGTAACTGTTACAGCGATTGGAGGAGCCTCAAGTTTTATTATGAATTATAACTGTCCTACTCAAGAGACAATTACTATTGTAAAGGTTGTTATAAATTCAGAAACAAATGCCAATAA